CATCAGGGTCCAGGATGAAGTCCCCCATGAGATAGCTTAGGTTGCGCCGAAGGTTCTGCCTGGTTGTTGCCATTATCCATCCTCTGCTATCGGCTCCGCAGCGGGCTCCAGGGGCAAGTGCCCGTTCAGGAGTTTCTCTAGGGCGAGCCGCGCCCCCTGTACACGGTGTACATTGGCAATAGCCACCTGCTCTTGCTGCCTGTACTCCTCCAACTGCTTCTCAATAACCCTCGTGGATTCAGAGTCCATATCTCGCTCTACGCTACCGCTAAGCCTGCTGCTTTTGATTTCAGCGAAGCCGCTGCTGTAAGCTCTGCGCTGGTGGCATTAGACACCGTTACCTCTACAACCGCCCTCGTGATCGTGGTGCCTCCATCTGCCAACAAATAGTTGACCTTGGCCGTCACCGACCCATCAGCCTCTACATTAAGGGAAAGTACCTTTGCGTCTGATTTCTCTATTGCCATGCTATGACTCCTTCAAGGCAGTAACCTCTGCCCGTAGTTCTTGTATGGCCTTAACGAGCAGAGGAACTAGGTGCTGATACTCAACGTGCCAGTAACCATGCTCGTCACATTCTTCTCCTGCTACACACAGAACACAATCAGCCCCAGCCCCTGCATTAACAATCCACGGAGCCCACTGAATAGTATCCTGTGCCTTGAAGCCCAGATATGTTCCACGGGAATTAGGGCCATAACCCTCAGTCTGCGACCCACCACCCGACAGATTATAGCGATATGAACCGAGTTGGGCTGGGCTTATAACATCAAGCGCAGAACCCTCCCACGGCTCCCAATCTGTTTTCACCCTGATATCAGAAGACGTAGTGATGGACTGGTTGCCTATATAGTGCGTAACTGTTCCAGACCCTTGCGAGGCATCATCTATCCAGGCATTGGCTACATCGGTGAAAGCGATACCGCCCGATAAGATGCACGCCCCCGCAGTCGTCACATTGGCAGGGGCAGCGCCAAGATTGGTAATAACGCCCAAGTGGGTGATTCGCAATCGCTCACCCATCGTCTGGCCAGAGCCAGTGCCAGATGATGTGTAGAACGCTAACCCAACTTTGTCTAGGTCAGAGGCGTCAGTTTGTATAGAACCAATAGCAGCAGCAGAGCGGAGGGAGGAACCGTCTGCCTTGCCGAAGGCAAGAACGGCCTGAACATTATTGTTGCCAGCAGAGCCACCAGAGCGTATGAAGAGAGCCTCGCCTTCACGGGTGTCGGTATGCAGGTTGGGAGCAGTAGTATTTAAGATAGCCACCTTGGCAGACGCGACATTGATCGTCAAATCTGCCGCAGGGGCGATGATTAGGCTGTCCGCTGTCGTGCTGATAGTCTGTTCGCCCGTAAACTCCAAGTCACCGTCAAATGTTGCATTTCCTGCGGATAGAGCCGCATTAGCGTCGCCAGAGGTCAGGAAGCTATATGTTGATGACTGATATGCAATACGCTCTGTGCCACCAAGGTTACCGATGGCAAACCCTCTGTCAGCACCCGAGGCATCAACTATCCCTGCAAAGTTCGACCTGCCATGTACATCTAACGTGCCATCAGAACCGTTGAGTTTAAGCAAGCCTATGGAGTTGCCGTTGTCCGATACGGCAAGCATGATGTCACTATCATCAGTCGTGTTAGATATGATGAGAGAGTTTGCGGCTACGCCAGGGTGGTCACTTGTTCCCTCAATGACACCGCCGAGCTCTTCATCGGGATCGAGGTCGCTGACAATATGCCCCATCCCGTGTAGATTAGGATCGGGTACTACGTATCTATTTGACATGTTTCTCCTTATACGGTAGTCAGTGTACCGGTAGAGAAGTATCCGTTGAGAGCCGAGCAGGTAACAAGCATGTTGCCGGTCCCTGCGTTGGTCAGCGTCTCTATACCTGCAATCCCGTTACTGCCAAAGCCATGATGGATTCGCATTCCCGTTCCAAGAGAGGCCGGCACTTCTGCGTAAGCCGTGCTTTCATTTATGCCAAGCATGTGGTCTAGCGTTACCGTGGAATCCATTGCGTGGCTCCAATTCCATTTCGTCCAGTACATGGATACATCCCTCCAATGGAGGGAACTGTTCACAGACCTGTCTATCTTAACAAGGGAAGTTGACTGCCATGCAGATGGCACTGTCCATGTAACCGAGCCGTCTTGGTCTAGAGACACGGACGAAGAAGTGCCATCCGAATCGGAAATATCCACCCACGATCCAGCCCAGTAATAAACCGTAAGGGCTGTAGATCCCGTGGAGTTTGTGGTGTCCACATCTATATTGACCCCCCTGAAGGGTATTGCAGACCCCACATAAACATTACGGCCTGCGGCAAGACTACTCAGGTCAACGCTAGTAGCGGTAGACCCATCCTGTGCAATAGCAGAGTAGTCTTCAATCCTACCAGCTAGGTCATCGGAGGAGTCAGCCTTGAGGATAACCAGGTACGGGCAAAGGGCATACCTTGCCACAACTGCCGTGGCAAAGTTCCTTGGTATAAGGTCTATGTGTTCTGTGCCCCGGTGGAACGGTGTGAACGCCGCTGTTGTAGACAGGGACACACCGCTCGCAGCACCCGCGCTCCTCTGGTGCCCCAGATTAGCGCCTAAGATTTCTGTTGGCATTGTTACCTCCTTGGTCTATCCAGCCCTTCCAGACCTCTTGTATGGGAGGAGGATGTATTAGATTATTTTACCGACTACGCATTCTTAGCAATGAAATCCATGTAAGGCACCGGTTGGTTTTCATCCAGAACCTGTTCCATAGTCTTGCCCTGCGCTCTGGCAATGCGCCTTACAAGATGTGAGGGCATCTCCATATAATGATCCCACTTATGAGGCTCTGTAATAATCTCCCCTGTGTTGCGGTCAAGGTAGCCATTGACCATCTCAAATAGATGCGGCCACATCTTCTGCAACTCTGCCAGGATACAGCACCACCGATACCTCTGGGTCTTGCCCATGTACGGGTTCATGCTCTCTCGTACCCAAGGGAACTCACATCCACAAGCATCGTCAAAGGCTCCAGCAAACCACAACCCAGGCTCGCTATTAGCCAGTGATTCCCACGCAAGCGTAGAACTGGTCACACGCTTGCGTACTTTATCTTTCTCAGTAGCCTCTATATATGTTTCAGTTACTTGTTCCTTTAACATGGTTTACCCCACATCTGAAACAGTACCATTCGCAATGATTTTGCGTAACACTGTTGCGCTTGAGAATATACCACTAGAAGTTGTAATGGCCCCTGCCGCCGCTGTTCCTGCTTCCAGAACAACGCCCTGCGTAGGTTCAGTAGTGGCAAAGGCATTGACCGGACCACCACGGTAGTTGCCTACTGTAGCACGAAAATCATTGGCCGTTGCTGTAATTTCACCTGCTGTTGCAGTAACTCCACCTGCTGTAACAGTTAAACCACTTGTAGCTGTTCCTGTAACAGTTACGGCTGTGGTACTAATCTGCATAATCTCAGCAGGATCGCTCGCTCCTCCATACCCCACATATACATCCAATGTGGAGTTTTCTGCATCGTTATACCATCCTCGGTAATCTGAACTCTTTGGTGCTGTCATCTCAATTCCTCCTTAGCGTAAAGTACGCACTGTATAAGGGAGAATGCCTCCCAATTAGTTACTACAATCTACTTATTTCGTTTCATCTTCCTATATGCGACGATGCGTACCGCAGTACACCCCGCCACTTTGCACTCGTCCCCCACACTCTTGCCATACCTATGTACATGTGAGGGAATATCAGTCACATCAGTCAGGTTGGGTGCTATTGCCACAGTGGGCGCTGCCCCACCAAGCATAGCCTTCAGCAACTCCTGGTTGCTTCTCAGGGTCTCTCTTTGTAGCTCCCTATCCTCGTCCCTGATCCGCTCCTCCCGCTCTCTCCTAAGTGCCGTATAAGCCCTCTTGTGCGACTTCTGCACATGGGCCTCCAAGGCGTCCTGATGAGGGATATGCACCCTCTTGCACAACTTGAACCCCAGTCCCTCAATACGGTGGTGCTCCGGAGAAGCAGGGTTAAGAGGGCAACAAAGGTCTTGGCCGTAATCAGGTGCAATATGAGGGTTAGTAAAGGTATACATCTTGGTGCCGTCTTCATGCGTCATCTGGGCCACCTGCCAACGGAACCAGTGGGGGCACTCATTATATCCCCCCGTCTTGGTGTCCCAGTACGGCAGGTATCCCTTGTATCTAAGGGACGTTACGCGGGACGCAGCCGGAGATGACTCCGAAGGAGTGCTGATGATCTCCCCCACCTTCAGAAAGCTATCGGGGAGCTCTGCAACAGGCTCCGGCTCCTCTGCTATCGCCTCACGCCATGCCTCTTCTGCCTCTGCTGTTGCTACCGTATCCTGGGTTGTCATATCTAACTCCTAACAAGCTGACCCGCAGGGCCAAAGCTGGATTGGTTGCGCCTTCGGCGCTTCTTTTCCTCTACCATGTTCTGGAACGCCGTCTGCAAATCGGAGGGCTCAGTTTCCCTGTAGAGGGGATTGGACCGCATTTTATCTGCATACTCCTGTAGCTCTGCCACGGTGTGCCAGGCTATCCCCTTTCCGTTCTCGACCTGCCCCCCTGGAATCACAAGTTGGTCCGCCTTGAATGTACGGGCGGGCCCCAGATACACATAAGCTGTGACCAGCCGGTCATCACGCACTATTCGTAGCACCTGGAAGCGGCTCTTGGACTTACCGCTCCGTGAGGGCAGGTTCAACTCAGCCAGCACATAGCAAGGCTCATCGGCTACTACCGCCCTCGTTACCGTGTCCAGGGCAGAGGTCATCCTGAAGTGGACGACCTCTGCTCCCGGTCTTTCTGCTACGCTAACCATATATCCTTACGCCGGTGCCGTAGCGTCACCTATGATCTCACGAGTCCAGTTGGCAAGTCTCAGGCCGTAGGCGAACTCGTCTGTCATAAACAGACTGTCTCCACCACCGGCGATATTGGGCTCACGCTTGGACTCAGTTCTGATGGTCATCCCCTCCACCAGTATCCACGCCGACTTGGAGAACACGAAGTTCTTGGCATCATCTGAACTGTCGATGGATATGTTGCCATCCTCGTGTATG